ATTTTTGAATTATATTTACTCGAAGTTTATCGCCGAAGTTTAAAGGGTATTGCGCAGTACCTTCAATAGTGGTAATAGTAAAGGTTGCACTCGTGTCAGCTTTGACCTTATAAACAATAGTACCTTTCATACTGCTTATTGTTAGTATAGCATTAACTCCGTCAGTGGTAAAACCATTATTAACTGTAGTTGTAGGAACTACCACGGTTATTGGTTCTATAGTAATCTTAGGTGGTTCTTCTTTCACCTCTACTTGAGCAGGTGCTTGTACTGGTTCTTTTTCTTTCACTACTTCTTGTTGCTTTACAATTTTTACTTCTTCTCTTTTTTCCTCTACATCCTCTTCGTTTTTTATTTCTTTTTTAACTTCTTTAACTGCTTGTACTACGGATTTTGGAGTATCTAATAATAGAGAGCTGTTGACTCCGCTTTCATCTGCAAAGTTTAATATAACCGGTGCTGATGGCTTATCTCCAACTGTAGATACATAAGTTGCTTGAAACGCTTTAGTCATAGTGACAGTACCAGCCGCATTAGATACTGTAATAGACCCTACAACAGGTGGCCCCGCAGTAGGTAAAGACGGTAATAATATAACAAGACTTCTACCTAACTCGTCTACAGACATAGCAAAGTCAGTACCTCTAACCGACACCGATGCTGTAGGGGTTTTTACCTTTATATCTTCTCTACTATTTTTAGCTATAAGACCGGAAGCATATCTAACAGTACCTAAAGTAGCCTTCATAGCTAACTTACCTTTACCAGAAGATGGGTCATAAACAAATTCATCTATAGTAAGCTTACTAAACTCTGTACACATAACTTTAGTACCGTCTTCAAAGGTTATACCTGCTTTACCCTTTAAAGTTTCAAGCGTATCATTCATCTCTACGCCGGTATCTACTTTACCTTCTAATTTATTTTTATTTCTAGTTATTTGAGTAGGCCCAGTAACCTCAGTAAGCTTTCCTGCATAGCCAAAAAGCTCTGAACATAGAAAGACCGCTATAATAACTATAGCGGTCGTTTTCATTATGGGGTAGGATTACCCATTACAGTTGTTGCGCTTGCAGGCCCTTGCGGCGCTAACTGATTAGCATTGTTGATTGTGAAGGTAGGAGGGGCAGTAGCGGTCTGGGAGACTCTTACTACGTTATTACTGCCAGTTAAATTATACTGGAAGTATTGTTGTACAGTGCCCTGTTGATATATCATTATGTCGTTACTGCCCCCAAGTACGGTTAAGTCTTGATAGTGACCGGTTTGACGAGTACCAGTTCCAGCACTACCTATTTGTGTGGTTTTAATGGTATTACTGTTACCAGTCACTTCGTATTTTAAATAATTGTTCAAGCCACTAGTAGTAGCATAAGCAAATAAGTTATTATTACCTGCTACTTTAACTTGTAGATCAGAACTAGCTAAAGTAGCTTTATCTGCAGCAGTATTTTCTCCGCCATCGCGGTATAGAGTTACATCATTGCTTATCCATAACTTATTAGCATTACCATCAAAGCGGAAGTTCATATTATTATTAGCACCGTTAAAATACAATCTTTGTTCATTATTATTACCAGCAAAAGCAGATAGTAATTTAAGATTGTTTGCTCCTATTATAGAAAAATCGGTACTGTTACCATCCCCTATTTGTCTCATTTCAAAGAATATATTATCCCCGGTAATATTACTCGGTAACGCAAAGGATCCTATTCTGTTAGAAGCTCCATTTTGTATTAATGTGGTGTCGCCGCCAGTTGTTATCTGGTTGATATATATTTGGTTACCGGTATTATTACCAGCAACCGCGGTTAATGCTCCTGGGGTTTGAGCATAACCTGCTATTCCTATAAGTAGGAAGATAGCTAAAGATAGGGTGTATCTTAGTGGGTGTTTCATACTATTATTTATGGTTCCAGAGGCCAGCACGTTTACCTTCTGCAATAATTTCTATTACAGCTTGATCAATAGCACTGCGAATTGCTATAGTGTTGGGCTCGTTGGCGGTTAAACCAAGTTCTGATTCTACAGGCGTAACTCCGTGCTCGTAAAATTTAAATAAATTACCAGTAGCTGCTACACTCAAAATAGTTTTAGTAGTAGCTACACTAACTAATACTTCTCCTGTAGTAACACTTATAAAACGTAAAGAGACTGTAACTACATCTTTTCTATACTGAGTGCTACCAGATATACCGAGTACACTAGCTCCTGCGCCCCCGGTAAGAATATTTGAATCATATCCTATAATACCCCCTTCAGCTATAATACCAGCAAATAGCATAGGAGGTAATTTTTCAGCATCTCTGCCGTAAAAAGACTCCCGAGTTTGACTTATAAGCTGTCTTTCTTTTATAATATTATCCAGGCTAGCTCTTTCTAATACTTGAAACCAAGACCCATTACCTGCTAGTTTAAGAGAATCTATTAGCCATACCTCTGCACCTTGAGTGACTGCTGCAGAAAAAGAAGCGTAATTGTCCATGGTCTTACGAGCGCCAGTTTTATCTTGAAATGCATATACTGCTACAGTCATTTTAGGATTAACGGGAGCAGGCAGCCCGATTAATTGTTTTTCTAAAGGAGATTTTTGTAGCCGGGGTGCTTCTAATATATCAGGCGACTTTGTTATAGAAGCACATCCAGTTAACAAAAGTATAACTGGTATAATGTATTTCATTAGCCTGTAGGGGTAAAGGAACCGACTGGAACAGTTATTTGAGTAGTGTTACCTAAAGCAGGATCAAATATATATAAAGTTGCAAAATCTCCAGTACGGGTCCAGGTTATAGTGGCGCCGCCTTGTAAGTTTATTATACCGAAAGTTTGTCCAGTAGCATTAAAGATTTGCTCTGTAACCTGGGCAGCTAATTGAGAGTATATTCTAGCTTGTAAGTTATTTATAAAAGTATTAAGTGGAGTGTTTTGAGCTTGTATTTTAGCTTGCTCAGCTTCGTTTCTAATAGTATCTTTTATAGCTTGTTTACGAGTACGAGCTAAGTTTTCTTGAGTCATTACATGCGCAGAGTAACCTATCCCATTAAAGGCAGGGGATTTAAATCCAAATGTCATGTCACTTGCATGCACAGATACTACAATTAATAGGGGTGCTAGGTGTTTGAACATATAAGTATTTATGTAAATAACTTTAAAGTGGAAAACTTCCAACAATTTTACGAAAAGAAAAAAGCTAAAGATAATTTTGAAAAGCTTTATAAAGCTTTCTTGGATTTTGTCACGAAAGAGCTTGATCTGAAAGAGTTACCGGTTATAGAATTGGTTGATGATAAAGAAAAAGCTAAAGAACGTAAATCCTTTGGTACATATGACGGTGCGACTATAATCGTCAACATAGCGGGCCGTCACCCTGATGACATTTTTAGAACTCTAGCGCATGAATTAGTACATCATAAACAGAATGGTGAAGGTCGTATTAAAGACGATTCCGGAGAAACTGGTAGTGAAATTGAAAATGAAGCTAATGCAGTAGCAGGAATAATTTTACGTAAATTTAATCACGCATATCCAATAGTTTTTGAAAGTAAACAAATATGAGATTAGAAGGTTTTGTTAAGAAGGGTTGGGGACACGAACTAATTTGGGCTACTAATGACTTGTATTGTGGTAAACTAATGAAGTTTAATACAGGCGCGAAGTTTAGTATGCATTTTCATTCCCATAAAGATGAGACTTGGTACGTACTAAACGGCAAATTTGTAGTGGAAACGATTAACACAGCTGATGCCTCCATTGGTAAAATTGAACTTAATGAAGGCCAGACTTGGCGTAATCTTCCCTTGCAGCCGCATCGTTTAGTTTGCGTAGAAGAAGGCACTATTATTGAAGTTAGCACGCCGGATTCTGTAGAAGACAACTACAGAGTAATGCCTGGGGATAGTCAAAATAAGGCTTGATCTAAATTTAATTTGTACCGATATTAGGTACATGAATTCGACTAAAAAGGTCCCGCCGCACGAGCTTTATTATAACCTGCACCGTCTTAATGAATTTGCTAAGGCTGTTGCTTACGCGAAGAATAGTTCTGAAGCTGAGTTTATGACTATTAAGTATCTACGGCCTCAGATTGAAGCGGTTGAAACTATTCTTGACGAAGCTCGTTCTACTCGTAATAATGAAAACGCTTAACACCACAGAAAAGATTGCTAAACGCTTGATAGTTGGAGATCGAGTGCTTAGTGCTAGTGGAAAGAAGCTCTTAGTTTCTCTTGTTGTACAAAAGGAAAACCGTACCATAGTTATGTTTGATGGCGATATGGAAGTGGACTTTGATCCTTACATGCGGCTAAAGATTATTGAATAAAAGCTTGACTTAATTCGTCCCGGACGTATTATTGTACCTGTAATTAATTAACCTTAACTAACAAATATATGCACGGTATTACTAAGCGCGATAAGCAGCAAGGCCGCCACATGGGCTGGCACAAGTTGACTCAGATTGAGGCTAATCTCAATCTTCAGAAGAATTGGCTTACTGAATGGGATATTCAAGAAGTTCAACTTCAGACAGTTGATGGCACGGAGATTCCGTTTCGTATTCTTACGGGTACTGATGATAATCTTCCTATCGGTAAGCCTTATGCCAAGAGTTATACACCAGTTACCAACAAGCAGTTCCTTGACATGATCGCAGAGGCTATTTCTGGAGTCAAAGGGGCTGTAGTCGAGACTGTTGGTTCAGTCTGTGACCGCGGTCGGGTGTTTGTCTCTATCTCTATCAAGGGTATGGACAAGTTTAAGGTAGGCAATCGCGAGTTTAACGATTACCTCAATTTCGGCAATGGACACGATCAGTCGTGTGCTGTCTGGGCTAATTCGAGCAATATTTGCACTGTTTGCGCTAACACGTTCGGTATGAACCTGGAAGACGCCAACGTCAAGGTTAAACATTCTAAGGACGTAGTTGCACGTCTCGAAAATATTGTCGAAATCATTGATGCGTATGCTGGTACGCAAGCCAAGTTTAAGGCCGAGTTTGAGCGTCTGATGAATGAAGATATGAAGGTTGACGAAGCTCGCAACCTGTTCGCTGGTTGGATGATTCGTTCATCTATTGGTAATGAGAGTAAGGATCTTGGTCCGAAGACTCTTACCAAGGTTAACCGTTTGACTGAGCTCTTTGAGTCTGGTAAGGGTAACGCTGGGGAGAACCGGGCGGATGCGTTTAGCGCGGTTACCGATTATTACACTCATGAATCAACTCGCGGGCAAGGACGTAACGTTGCCCGGCAAGTCTTTAGTTCTGACTTCGGTATTGGTCGTATGGCTAAGACCGACTTCTGGAATGTTATCCGGAATGATAAGTCGATCGCGTCTTATAGCTCGTCTGGTAAGAAAGCCTTGGCGTTGCTGTAATGGTGGAGGTTAATCCAGGTTAACCCTAAGCCCTAGAGAGATCTAGGGCTTTTATTCTTTTATGCAAGCAATAGCAATTTATTTTGCAACTTTGGTTGTAGCATGTGCTGTAAACTTCCAATATCGTAATGCCATCAATGGTAACTATGTTGCTATTGGATTGACCTCTTGTTTCATAGGTACATTGAATTTGTTTATGTTAAAAACAATTCCACATGTTACCCATTTCCAAGAGGGATTGGCCTATATTTTAGGCGGGGCTACAGGTGCAATTACCGCAAACTTCTTGCACAAGCGTTTCTTTAATAAGTAATTATACTTGCACAGAACAAATAACGCACTACTATAATATCATGAAATCTAACGAAAAGGTAATCAAGGCAGTTGAGAAATACGCGGAAGCTATTATCAACGCTATCAAAGAGTACAAGTATGACTTTGAATATGATCTTGATTATGCTGAAGCGTTTAATGATACCAATACGGAAGAAGCTCGTTCTGCCTTGATTACTACTGCTATTGGGGTTGTAATTGTTGTACCAGATTTCAAGAAAAAGGCTGCAAAGGCTTGTGTGCTCAAACTCGGCGAAATGCATCGTATGAAGCTTGAAGGCTTCGATGAAGAATTTATTGAACAGGAAGGTAAAATTTACGGAGACCTTCTTTCGTTTACAGAATCTAACGCAGAAGTACTTGCTTACTATCTTACTCATAAGATTGACTATAGCAAAGTACTCAATTGACTTTCAGGTATAAATAGTTAAAATTTATATTCTGACAACTTGCGGGTCGGTGACCACCGCAATAAAAACGGGTCGATAATTTACTGAACTAATAATAAAATATGACTTTGTTAAAAGTTGCTAAACGAGTTACACCTACCCATACATACTTTGCTTATGTTAGCGATAAGGGTAATTATTACTGGCGTAATCCTTTTAATAATGAGCTTATGCCATTAAAAAAAACAGCCCTTAAAACATGGACGAAAGTAAATTAATACTCTCATGCAAAATACCTCAAGGTAGGGAAGCTATTATTAGAAAAATAGAAGGCGAAAAGGATTTTGTTTTAAGACTTAGAGAGATCGGGTTTGGAGAAGGTAAACGAGTATCCAAATTTAGTGATGATGCTCATCGTTGTATAATTTTAAATTTAAACGGCTATAAAATTTACTTGAGTGAGCACGCTGCTCACTGTATACTTGTAGAGTTAATATGACTAAAATTGCTGTAATTTCTGACACGCACGGTCAGCATATGGGCTTAGCTTTGCCTGATGCTGACATACTTGTTCACTGTGGAGATTTTAGCAGTCATGGTACCTATTTTAATGCAATTAAGTTTGTGAACTGGTTTGGTGCGCAGCCTCATAAGCATAAGATCTTTATTGCAGGTAACCACGACCTTTATTTTGAACAGGGCAACCCTTCGGATATTGATATGTTCCTTAAAACTATGCCTAAAGATGTACACTACCTGCAGGATAGTGGTGTTACTCTAGAAGGTATTAAGTTCTGGGGTAGCCCTGTTCAACCGCGTTTTTTTAACTGGGCATTTAATAGAGACAGAGGCGAAGATATTAAGAAGCATTGGGATCTTATCCCAGAAGGAGTCGACGTGCTTATCACTCATGGTCCTGCTCGTTTTAGAGTGGATGAAGCTCTTAGAGGGTACAATCAACCTAATGAAAATGTTGGATGTTTAGATCTTCTTTACGCTGTCAAGAGAATTAAACCCAAACTACATCTCTGCGGGCATATCCATTATAGCCGCGGTAACTGCTATCAAGAAGGTGTGTATCATATCAATGCATCCATTTGTAATGAGGATTACCAACCAATTAATAAGCCTTATTTGCTTGAACTAAACGGAGCATCTGTTAATATTGTTGATATCTTATGACTACTTTTATTACTATATTCTTTGTACTTTGGTGTATCATTGGCGCAACCTTATATGTTAATGCTATGATTAATTGGGAACGCATTATTAACCGTTATAAACAAATTGTATTCTTTGTTTTGTGTGGGCCTTTGGTATGGATGATCGGGACTATGTATTTTGTAGCTGATTGGGCTTATGAGTCGGTCTACACTCGGTTTCGCAATTGGTTCTTCACGTGAAGAGACGTAAACCCAAATATAAACTTATCCAGAGTAGAGAAGCTACGATGGATGATCTCAATGGAGCGGCTTTACGAGCTGTTGAGTATCTTATTGCTCAAGGCGTATTAAAAGATGATACTATTGAATGCGATAATTTGTTTGTAGAGCTATGTGAAACACTTGAAAAGTATTACAACTATCCTGATTACGGAAACTATAACTAATATGAAAAAAGTTGAAATTGATGGCGATACCGCAGACCGTATTGTGGTCTGCTCTCTTGAAGATTCTATCCGAAGCCTTAAGGATAGTATTAAAGCCTATCGAAAAGATCTACGTAAAGACGGTAAAGACAGCCATGCCAAGATTGAGCTTGGAGAGTGTATGCGCTTTCTTGATGCCCTTGAAGCAACATACGAATATTACGGAGGAAACTTAAAGTGAGCCCAGAACTAGATAAACAACTATGCAATAAATACCCAGAGATCTTTAGAGATCGGGACAAGTCTCCTACCGAGACTTGTATGTGCTGGGGACTTGAAGTAGGAGATGGTTGGTACGAGCTTATCGATATACTCTGTGAAGCTCTTACCTATACCTTTATCACGAGTGTAGAAGTAGACGAAGAAGATGGTAAGCGTCTTGGTATCGAACCATCTATATGGAAAGACGAAGATAAAGGTAGATATTTCTTTAAGGTTGAACCGCCTCAGGTAGTGGCTGATCAAGTAAAAGAGAAGTTTGGTACTCTTCGTTTTTATTATCATCTCGAATACAGCAAAGATAATAAGTTTCTTGCTGGTACTAAAAAGTATCCCGAACTCGAAACAATTAATAAGCGCTATTCTGACTACATCGATGGCATTGTCCACTTTGCTGAGATTGCTTCTGGTAGAACTTGCGAAGTAACTGGCGCTGAAGGTAACATGTATGTAAGAGGTGGATGGTATAAGACTCTTAACGAGAATGTAGCTAAGACAGAAAAGTACGAAGGTTATAATAAGCTTGACTCTACTCAATAAGGAGCCATACTGTACCTATGAAAGCCAAGAAAGATATTCAGTACTACATTGACGAGGCTGATCGCTATCGTCATATGTTTATGTATAAAATGCAGGATGTGAATGCCCGTGCTGCTATCAAAGAAGATCAGCGTCTTTATCGTAAGGTAGGTAAGAAGTTTATCCCGGTTAATGATCCATATGCTTATGATGGTCTGCGTAATGGCTTCTGGCTGATTCAGATCAAAGACGGTTCTACTAGCATTCGTCAAGAGATTTATCCCGAAAAGGCTCCTATTCACGCTGCTGCTCGTTTAATGGAAGATAAATTGCTAGACATTATTCGTAAGGCAAGCGAGGCTCGTCCTAGTAAGGTCCCTTTGTCTGCTGAAGAGAAGAAAGACTGGGATGCTTTTATCAAAAAGCACGGAGAGTCTTTTAACTCCTTACAATATCCTTCTATGCAAGAGAATGCCGAGAAGATCGTAAAGGCTTTGATTGGGGAGGATAAACTATGAAACCAATATTTGAATGGTGTAAAGACTATAGAAAAACATACACAATACAGTATCTAATGGAACAGCCTATTAACCGTAAAAACTGGGTGACTATGACGGGATTTGCATCTTTACAGAAGAGTTTTGCTGAAGGAGCATTTTGTATGCTCAGGTCATTTTACGGTGGAAACAAAAAGTATCGTCTTATTGATAGCGACGGTAAAATTGTTTCTGAATGGAACACCGGTACAATTAGTGTGAATTAATTGCTTGACTTTCTAGTATGAAAAAATACAAAATTAGAAAGTTTAAAGGTGGATATAACTACAGAGGCTATTGTGTATATGGTAAAGCAAAGTGTTTTTATATGAAAGATGAGGATGGCAACCCAGCTGATTGCTTTATTACATTGACCGCGTTTAAGAAATGGATTAATGCACTTGAAAAAAATAACTTATGAGCATTCTGGTAAAATACGCACACCTGCTTGAACAAAACGAAGCATTAGTAAAAGAGAACATCGCGCTACGGGAGGAGCTAGCCGAAGTAAAAAAGGCTTTCTCCCCAACGTTTGTTCGGGAACTGCACGCCGAGTGCTTAAATCTAAAGCGTGAGAACGACACGCTAAAAGCGTGGAAAGAATCCGCACTATCATTGAACGCCGAGATGGATGAGCAAGCACTTGCTAAAATGCTTGGCGGCAAACTGGGACATTCTTGTCGAAAGATCATTGCAGAGAAAGTGCCTATGTTGGTTGAGGAAAATGTTTCTTTACGCGAAGATTCACAGATGTTGAATTGGTTGCTTGACAACTGTAGTACATTTGTTACTGTAGATAATTCAGGTAGTGAACCCGAAATATATATTATTGAAGCAACTCGTGAAGCCATAAAAGCAGAAATTGAAAAGGGGTAATGATTATGAACAACCAAAAATGGTGGCACGATTGGATGCAGTTATGAAATGCTGCCTAATGAAACGCCAGAACAATGCCTACGAAGAATGGAAAGTGAGAGAGAATTTAGTTGACTTTGCGATCAGGAACTATCATATTATATTCATTATGGACCCTGTTAAACAACGAGCAGCCATTGCGGAATATTGCGGATGGAAAGATGTGCGCGGTCATATGGGTATTCCACCAGAAAATGGTATGCTATTTCCATACCCCGAACATCACGAAGAAGATTGGAGATTAAAACCTTTTCGCGGATTGCCAGATTATCTAAATGACCTCAATGCTATGCACGAAGCGGAGAAATCATTAGAAGATAAAGATGAAAACGGAAGGCTTATGGCAGAATATGCAAGTTGGAAGTTGTCTAGTGTGTGCGAAATTTACTCTCCCAAAAATGAATTGGTACATGCATATGCTGGCAGCATTGGTAATTATCTATTGGTCCACGCAACCGCTGCTCAACGGGCAGAAGCATTTCTCAAAACAATTGGTAAGTGGGAAGAGTAAAATTATGGATAACTATATTGAGTTTAAGCCAAAATATTCTCCCAAGTTTCAAGCGAAGCATCTTGACAATTTGCATTTTCAATGGAGCGGCAACGATGAATATGGAAGATTTGAAATGTATAACAACATTGCTCAAGTTATTGAAGACAACGGCGAAATGTACATTGAATGGAACGGAACCAGATATAACGCATACGAATTTCTTTACTGTGATCATTTGGATGGCAGTTTTAGTATGGATAGTATAAGCGTATATAGAGATGGAATAAAAATTTATTGATATATGAATAACAATATTAACACCCTTGGAAGTAGAAGAAATGAAATGGATGCCGCTCTGGTGAATTTATTTTCACAAACTAAGGACTATGTGACTAAAAACATAAACAATAAGGTTCTTGCATTTACTAATCAGATTGAAAGTGACCTAAACACTACTAAAAAAGAACTTGCCGCATTCAAGAAAAACAACGAAGAACTTATTCAGCGTCATAATGCCGCGATTGCTTCTTGGGACGAAGAACGTGAAAGATCATTGCGTGAAGCAGACAGAGTAAAAGAATGGCGTGAAAAGTACGAGGACTTGGAGAAGTATATCCGCTTTATTGGAAAGCAGATTCCCTGCACTACAGGCGGCACATTTGAGAATGATCCTATTGATGCTATTCTTGATGCTGCCGTGAGGTCATTGAATGATTTAACTGATTATATTGCCGAAGAGACACATAAACGGAGTATAACTCTTAATGAAAGCGTGTTGGAGAATGAGAGCGTGTTAAATGCTGTCGTTGACGCTGCCAAAGAAGAAAAAGAGCATATGAAACTAGCTCACGATAAAACATTGGACAGTTTAGAATATGCCATTGAGCGTACCAAAGTGTTTGAGGCGCTTGCTGAAATGTTTTATAAATCGGGGCATGACAATATTGACGGTATCAAAAAGATTTACGAGGCACTGAGAGAAAAGTATCCGGCTGAAACATATTATCCTCCTTGTAAGAAAGATGAATGATATATGAAACCAAAAGGCTTAGACTACATCAGAGAAACTGTTAATCAAGAAGGTTTTGATTATGCCTTTACAGGCTACAGTAATTTTGAAGAGATCAAAGATAAAGAGTTTCACAGACTCCGGGAAGCCTATCTTAAAGCGCGGAAAGAGCTTGCTGAATACATTGGTGTGGAATAACATGTATTACTTCTCGAATACGAAAAGAACGTAAAAATGCCCAGAGTTATTATTCACAATATTAATTAATTTTATGCCCACTTATTCAACTTATAATCTTTCAAGAGAAGAAATTGAACAATATGCAACGATAGGCTTTCATCTTGCAGTTGATAACATGGTAAAGAATGATATTATAACAAAAGAGCAAGCCGAGCATTACCAGACATTTACTTGTATTGTTCTTACGAGAGAGACTATCTACGATAAACTAAAAAAGTTTTTTGCAAAAGGTGAAAAGGGTTTTGATACTGTAAAAGTTATTGCAGTTTCCTTAAACGGTAATAATATTAAAGACAATGAATGATTTACAGATTAAAGTCGCAACAAACGGGTGGGTAATTACTGATCGGTATGGAATTCAATCGGTGTATACCGACCCTGAGGCTTTTATTCGAGCTGTAGCAACGCGCACGCTTACTCTAGAGCAAGCCGAAAAGCTAATACTTCAGGAGGTAATTGAATGAACGGCAAAGGTTCAAAGCAGCGTCCTCTATCTGTATCCTATGATACGTATGCAGACAACTTTGATTCTATCTTTCGTAAGAAGCAATTTACCGTAGAGGTACAAGAGCTTGCAAGCGGGGATCAGTTTATCGAGCTCCCTGAAGAAGTACTTAAGAGTCTAGATTGGAAAGAAGGAGACGAGATCGAGTGGAAAGAAGACGAAATTGGTACGTATATAGCTAAGAAAGTTAAAAGCAAAAAGTCATGACTCCTAAAGAATATTACAGTTGGGATCTCATTGAAATGGCGTGCCGAGATATCTATAAAGATATTCGTCTAGATAAATGGCAGCCTGATCTGGTTATTGGTTTAACTCGAGGTGGGCTTATACCTGCTACTATTCTTAGTCACCGATTTAATGTTCCTATGGAAGCTCTAAAGATTTCTCTTAGAGACCATAAAAGTTCTGAAGAGTCTTATAAAGATTACGGTTTGCCAGATAAAAATATTCTCATTGTAGATGATATTAACGACAGTGGCGCTACTATGGCTCATCTCAAACAAGCCTGGGAACAATATTTTCCTAAAAAGTTTAAATGGAGTAACTTCCCTGCTGTTTGGGATGAGGTATGGCATAAAAAGGTTCGTTTTGCAACTATAGTGGATAATGTCTCTTCTCAATCTAAAGTAGATTACCGTTTTACCACTATCAATAAAGCAGATAAAGATGTTTGGATTGTTTATCCTTGGGAGATTGAAACTGAATGAAAACTCGACATATTCACGCTATTATTGTAACTCTGGTGTTTGCTGTATTCTTGAATGCACTTGGCTGGATAGTAGTCACTCGAACTGAGCCAGAGATTACTGAAAAAGATACTTTTGTAAGTTATAATAAAGTTACAATGAAAGTATCTGACGCTGAAAGTGTACTGGCTGTTATTAGCGCGGAAGGTTTTGATAATACCTTTAACCATCAGTCGACATTCCGCGATATAGGAGATGTAAAGTTTCACGAACTTCGCAAAGCTTACATCGCTGCTTCGCAAGAGCTTATGAATTACCTAGCAGATTCTGCTGGTAAAAAAGATAATATACCCTATTATATGGCTTATGAAGATCGTAATTAACGCTTGTCACGGAGGTTTTGACCTTTCACCTGAAGCTATCAAGTACATTGCTAAAAAGACCGGAGAAACTGTTTATTGGTTTGCAACAGTTTTGAGTGAAGACTTTAAAATTGCTACATTTCAACCCATTTCTGCAGAAGAACTTAACAAAAGTATATTTGGTGTAAGGGCTTTCAAGATACCTAATCCTAATGAATTAACTGAAGAGGCAAGACGGGAACATGCTTGGAATACGCATAATATACCTCGTAATGATCCGGTTCTTGTTGAAGCGGTAGAAGTATTAGGACAAAAAGCTGACGGAGATTTTGCTGAACTTAAAGTAGTTGAAATTCCCGATGATGTAGAATGGGTAATTCAAGAGTATGACGGTTATGAATGGATAGCTGAAAAACATCGTACTTGGCACTAATATGATTAAATTTAAAATTACAAAAGAAGAGATTGCAGAAGCTGCTATTTCAGCCTGTTTAGAGTATAACAAATATAAAGCTACCTACAAGGACAAAGAATCTCATTTAGAGAGTTTCTTTGTGGGTAAGATTGGAGAGATTGCATATAGTAAGCATTGCGGTAAACCTTACAATTTTGAGTTTTACCCCTTTAAAGGAGACGGCGGTATGGATTTCGAAGGCGTTCAAGTTAAAACTGTAACTTGGAAAGGAGCCAATAAACAACTTAAAGTAGGTTGCAATTCTCTTAATAATCCTAGGGTAAATAAATTTGTATTAATGTTTTTCGATCCTGCCTCTGGCGGCTTCGAAGCTAGTATGGTGGGGGTAGCTTCAAAAGAAACACTCTTAAAAAAGGGGTTTAAAAAAGAATACTACAATAAAAAAGGAGAAAAGAAAGAATCCTATACCCTTAACGAAAAAGACCTCGATCATCATTATTAATGCTAATCGTACTTAAAGTTCTTGGTATTGTTTGGCTAGTATCCTTGCTTGCAATAGGTATTATATATCTATGGTACAAACTTACAGGGCAGCCTTTTGTACAAGATTACGACGGAGAAGACTTCTAATGAATAAATATATGAGTGACGACACCCACTCACCCAGTCGTCCGTCTTGATCAGGTTCAGGACGGATATAATATTGAGCATTTTTATTTAAAGGACTTGATAGCTCCTTTTGAGTTTATAAGTCCTTATATGAACACAGAAACTAAATCTCTTAATAGTACTACTATTACTAATACCTATTCCGGTACCCCTATTAATAATAATTCTGTGACGTATACAAATCTATTAGTACAAGAGAAATCAACCCTTGTATATAGCGAAAAAAATTCCGAATGGTCGTGTCAATTATTTGGAACTGGAGATACTCTTGTCCTTACCCCGAAAAAAGGTAAAGAACCAAATTGGTTTTGGCGTAAAATGCAATACCTTTGCTTTGGTAATAAATGGTATAAGACTACTTTGTCTTAATAAAGGTACCAGCTTCTACAGGTTTAGCTACGTTAGCTATACCTCTAGTTTGAGCTGCTCTAATTACAAAATAAATAAACCAAATAAATTTTGGTATTTTGATTAGTTTTACGTTTGAATTTTCAACTATTGGTTTAGTAGCGTCCCATATTTTTACTATAACAGGTTTTCCGTCTGCAGACTGTACGTTTTTAATAACAACATTACGAGTAGGCGCTCTACCTATCCACCAATAATTATCAAATTGACCTAATTCAATATCGCAGTCTTTGCCATGGGTTTCAAATGTAACATTCTCAATAGTAAACCCGTCAATAGACCCTTTAACAGTTACACCATTATGTACTGGATGTAAAGTGGTATTCTCAACGGTATAGTGTTCACCTCTAACCGCATCTATTGCATCTTCTTTACCACCATAAATCTCGCAATTACTAACTGTTATATTAGTACAATTAGAAAATTTAAGTATATCTGAATACTCTGCTGGGTTAGTATCTTCAGCAGGTATAATTCTATTTTCAATTAAAGTACCGTCTTCTTGTACGTGAGATTCATAGTTTTTATCAGCAGCCATAGTAATAATACTTATAGACAATAAATATAAA